AGCATGGTACGCTTATTCTTGTCTGGAATACTGTTAAGGTAGTCCATGTCTACGTTAAGCGAGAACGTCTTCTGCTCCTTGCTCCAGACTAACTCGAAGTACTTTCCGCTCTTCTGGTAGTTAACCCCATTAGGTTTCCCCTTGTATTCGTGCGTAGGGACGATGCCCATGGCACCAATGTCATAGTGTCCGCTGTTAAATTTCTTGTTGAACTCGTTCAGTTCGCTGACGCTCTGGCTGGTCATGATGTCCCTGAGCGAGCATTTTAGGCCGTCGATGTTGGCCTTAACAACGTTCCAGTCGTCATGAATCTCTTCTTTGAACCTGACTGGGTCGCCCTTCTCGTTGATTCCCATGACCGAAAGCATGACGCCGTTCGGACCGAAGTTTGATTTGTAGAGTCCTGCGGCATCCTTGTACTCATACCCAGACTCAGCCATCGGGTTGATGTTGGCGTTAAAGCCTTCCGAAGGTGCTGGCATCCTATCCGCTGGGTCCATCTTCCTGATGTCCTTGTCGGCAATCTTAGCCGCCTTGGCGATGCTATCGACGGCATCCATGAGTACGCCAAACGGGGTAAACACCTTGTACTTGGTTCCGCTCTTAAGGATTTCATATCCGTTAGAGTTCATGTACCTCTCTCCCTTGCCTACCTTCTCAAAGCCAGCGACGGAAAGATTACGCCTGAATCCCTCATAGGAGCGTCCATGGTGATAGGGGAATGGGGTGCTGGGAGACCTAGCAACATCCACCATCAGTTCCAGTTTAAAGGAATTGATTGGGAAATTGGGACCACGGACGTTCTGATGTCCGTCTACTGGGGTGTTGATGTAAGATTCGTCACCCCTCTTGACCGCACCAAAAATCTGATGGCAGATGTCCCTGACCTGTGCGGCCTTAGGGCCAAACTCTCCATAGAAAAGTTGTTCGGAAGGAACCCTCCTCGAAGGCTCCTGCATCATGTTAATCATGTACGCATCAAACGTCTGATTCATGTGCCCTATATCAAAGAACATAGCCTGTACGTCTCCACGGCTCCATGCCTTCACCTTACGCCTGTGAATGGCAAGGTAGTCGATGGCAGTAACGTTAAGGCTGAACTTGGGGTTCTTAAGTCTACGGCCATTAGCATCGGTCAACTTTTGGGTCATGTTCATCTCAAACGGGACGAACACACGATGGGTAATAGGAACGTCGGTGCCCCTTAGCCTTTCAAGAAGTCCATTCCTGATGATTTCATGGCTATCACCCCAGTACACGCCAGTCATGATGTTGGGGGTAGAGAACCCGCTCATCTCATGTTGACGCATGACGTCGGCAATTGCCTTACCGTAGGTGGCAGTGACGTCATCCATGGCACCAGACTTGACCAAGGCATCCCATGCCTTTGGGTTGAGCCTAGTCATATCAACCCTACCATTGCCATGCTGGTCTTGGATTACCTCTGGCCTGATGGATTCATCAAGGGCCATGAGAACCTCAAAGCCCCTCTGGGCTCGTTCAGCGAGCATCTCGTTGACTTCCTTGGAGCCCTTCATGGTCATGCCGCCACGGGCCGCATTAAACAGGAACTCCTTACCAAACCTCTTGGCTTCAACAGCCTGACGCTCTGGAGATAGCCTACTGACTGGCTGTGCGTCGCTATTAACCGCCTTCTTTACGTAAGACTTGATGAACGAATCCATCTCTGGCCAGCGAACCATCTTACCGTTATCATAGGTGTGAGCCATGGTCTGGTATGATGGCCTTCCGTCCGCATCAATGAACTGAGAGTTTTCTGCCCTCATTCCAGCAAGTTCCATATGGGTAACGTTGCTTGCAAACATGGAGTCACGCTTAGCCTCAAGCATCATCCTGAGCGGCATTAGGGCATCTGGCGTAGTCATGCTAGCCAGATTTGTGTGCATGTACAGGTGCTCAGAACGTGATGCTACAATTTCCTCAAACATGAACTGTGCATCGAATACCGATTGATGATTTGCACTTTGGAATTCGTGAAGTTCCTTAAGTGAACTATTGATGGGCTGTTTGTTTGCATCCTCCTTAACCCAACCAGTGACATTTTTGTAAAAGTCGTTGGAAAGGAAATCACTCATACTGGTGAATTGCCCCCTGATGTCGTCTATTACATTCTCCTTAAAGTGAGTCCTAAACATTTCATAATACTCTTTGGCTTTCTTATTCCTGAAATCACTAAACGATTGGTCTCCCTCAGCGGCTTTTCTTCCAGTCATTTTCTGAAATTGTTCGCTGATTTTTTCCAACTTGAAAATAGTGAACTGAGTTGCCGCAATCTGGGACGCAGAATCAATCATGTGTTGGTCTGCAATTACACCTCCATCGGCTTTTGTGCTAAAGAACTGATGGAAAAACTCAGGCATGTGGCCGTCAATAAGCATGTGCTTATTAAGCATGTGGCCCATGATTTCGTGTGCTACGTCGGCAGACCTGTAGCCACGCCCCTTATCGTTGATGAAAATGACGCTTTTTTCTTTTCCGTTTATCGAATCACGTGCTGTTGAAAATGACGCATGGCCATTTTCGCTACCTTTTGCTATTCCGTATGCATCTACGTTATAAATTCCTTTACTAATTAGGTAGTCATGTAGCCCCTTGGCATCTCCCATGTAGACCAGCACATCCTTAAGCCTTTCACGTGATACGTCTGCGGCCATTTGGAGCACAGTTCTTACGTTGGCAGAAATTTTGCTTGAACCCTTTGCGTCTGCGTCTGCGATGATAGTCCTAGCGGCAGTAGCAAAATCTGAGTTCAGTTTTTCGTAATGAGGCATGCTACGCTCATCGAAATTCTTAATGATTAAGGCATGTGACATTCCTCCGTTAGCAACGGACCAAAGATGCCTTACAGCACCACTGTATCCGCTCCACACCATGCCCATAGCGGCACCGCTGACGGCACCCTTATCCCTGTCGTTCAGGTAGCCAAGTATGGCAAACTCTAGACCGCCCTTGTAGGACGACTTGAGTGCCGAGGTGGACATCTGGATGACTGGGTCTACGGTATACGAAAGGAACTTTGCCGCCGCTTGGCCAGACTTGGACAGCGGAGAGGTTGCTACCTTCTCTAGAAGGGTAAGGCCAGACATGCCACTAGCCTCAACGACGCCAGCAGACCTAAGTGCACCCTGCATGCCAATTTCCTTGGCCACTTCCGAGAAAGTCCTAAGTCCAAGCGAGCCAAGAACTCCAACAGTAGCCTGAACTTCGCCTACTCCAACCTCCCTGCCCAAATCTAGGGCGGCAGACTCGACGACGTTCCTTACTTCTGCGGAAGACCTACCAATCCTTCCAGCGATACCCTCAGTAGCACCACCGAGCATATTCCCAAGGTAGGTTGCTGGGCCTTCAATTGCACGTCCAACGGCACCAACGGCACCAGTGGCCATCTTTCCAGCAAGTTTAGAAGAGTAATTTTCAAATTTAGAAGTGAGTCCAGCCAGCCCTTTGCCAACCTTGGCGGCTTGTGCCGCCCTGCTTCCAGCAGTGACAAGACTAGAGCCAGCCTCCAATGCCACCGCCGCACCAGCACCACCAGTAAAGGCGGATGAAAGTAGGGCTGGCAGTTCAAGGCCGATGTAGCCCATAGCATGGGCAATTTTGGGATTAACAAATGACTGAATGGTCTGCCTATCGCTGTCGCTTAGTTTGGTCATCTGGTCCAGCAGGACCTCATCACCGTTCTGAATCTTGGTAGAGTGCCAGAGGAACCTACGTGCGTCGTTCCACTGCTGGGCTTCCTCTCTCCAATTAGAGGTTGGCTTTCCGCCTACAAGTGCACCAATAGCAGACTTAAACCTGAAAAGTGGAGAGGTAGGGTTCTCGGACTGTGCGGCTAGGCCCCACATGTCCCTGATGGCCCTTCCAGTGCCCTCGATGGTAGAACCAGCCCATACTACAGGGTTGGGGCTTTCGACCATTCCCTCGACTAAGTGAAGAGGAAGGGAGGCAATCTCCCCAGCCGTATCACCGAACAGTTTCATGTAGTCGGTGTGCCTGTCTGCAAACCCCGACTTAATTTCACCCCAATTTTTTTCAGCATCAGGGGCATCAATGTCCAGCATCCTGTTCTTGTTCTGCTCGTAATAGTCTAGGATGTCATTCTTGTCATCTCCAGCGGACGGAAGGGAATTGTCCTGAGTGTTGGACTGGATGTAGTCCTGAATGGGCCTACCTTGGATACGCATCATTTCTGCGTACCTACCTACACCACTATAATCCTGCGGGTTAAAGTCGTCGCTCATTCGATTTCCTTGGATTTAGCGTCTAACGACCTGCTAGCCAAGGATTTTTGCACACCACCATTCAACGAAATCAGGTCAATGCCGTTTGCCTGTCCAGCGGCCCTAAGTTTGTCGAGAACCTGCTGGCGGGTACGTTTAAGGAGGGCCATTTCATTGCCCCCAAGCCTACTAAACACCCTTGACGCCCTGTGCGGCGTCATCGACTCCATGATTTCCATGTCATGGTCAGAGACGCCAGCACCCATGCCCTTAGCACCAGTCATCACACGGGAGTAATCCAGCATGATTCTTCCTTCAAGTGCTTTGGCTTCTGCGGCGTCTTGAGTAGGAAGGATTCCAGAAAGTACGGAATGCTTTGCGTAAAGTTTTTCAAGTTGGGATAGGTTAGTCAGGAGCCCCTTAGATGAGCCAATGAGTTCCCTGTACTTCCCAGCCTCTTCGTCGCCTCCCTTGAATGGAACAGACATCACGGGAGCCCTCCTTCCGTTAATCGTTCTGTTGGCGGCCAACATCCATACTGGTATCCTTTTGTTGCCATCCCTAGTTGGAATCATTTTCTCACCCCTAGGGACAACTTGCATCTGCATCTGACCTCCATCTTCACCCATGTCAAAGTCATGAGCCTCAAACATCTTAAAAACAGATTTTCCCTCTTTAGACTGAGTCAGGGCGGCGGCTCCGCCAATGTCACCCATCTCGTTGGCGTAGAAATCTGCGTCGCTACGGTACAAGGACGCCGATTGTCCCATGCTAGATTGTGCCACAGTGGGGCCACGCCCATCACGCCTTTGGAAGTATGGCTCAACGTCTCTGAATGGGCTCATTCCAGCGTTAGCGTGTTGCTGTCCAGCCGCTGGGTAGTACCAATCCCCTCCGCCCTGACTGCGTACATCAGAAGGGCTTACGCTAAATTCGTCTGAGTATCCAGAATCCATTACTGCTGTTCCTCTTCCTCTTGGTAGTCGTATGGAAGAACCGTGTACTTAGTTTTTTTGTCTTTGCCTTGAACTGGATTCATTACGATGACTTTTTTTCTATCACCAACCTTGGCAATTCCTGGAAGTACGTAAGAATCACTGCCAGCCTGTTTCATGGCTTCCTCGTCTCCAGTTCTGGCAAGGTTAGATACGAGTTCATGATGAAGCCTTTCTGCATATGCTGGGTTTGCGATAGCGGCCTTCCTTAGTTCTTTGTACCTTTCGACGCCCATCATGTCCACGGCGGTCTTGACCCACTGAGAATCTTTGGATGCATGCTCTAGGATTGGCTGGCTGAAAACCTTACTTCCAGCCATTTTATCGGCCTGATATTTGCTCCTAATTTTTGCGACTTCCTCGTCATGTGCTGGGTTCTTAACTCCATTGGCATCCAAGGCTGGCTCATCTCCATGATGGCCAAACATTTTGTATCCAAGCGTTCCAGCAATACCAAGGCCAGCAAGTTGTGCCGTCCATCCAGCAGTATTCAGCGTTTTTTCGCCATAAACATCCATCATTGTTCCTTTTGGAATCGTCGTATTAGGAAGCAGTCCTTCAACGTCTTTAAGCAGTTCTCGCTGTCCAATAACCGATGAAGACCTAGTCCTGACCCCAAGCCCACGAAGCAAATCTTCTGCATAAGAGCCAGCGTTTAGCCTAGAATCCCTGATGGCTTCCCCAAGCCCCCTTGAAAGTGCACGACCTCCGAGAAGCCTTCGTGCACCTAGCAGTCCTTTGATGATAAGTCCCATAGTTGTAAATTAGTCTCCAGCGGAGAACCAGCGACCATTATTATAGCCGCCAGTCTCTTGGTCCCATTTCTTCACCCTGTATGGTTGAACTGGGAAATCAATGGTTTTTCCGTATTTTGGGTTTGCCATTCTTTGCCTGATTAAATCGCTGGTTTGAGAAAGTGAAAGCATTCCGTTCATTTCAAGTGGGCTTTTATCCTGACCCCATTGGCCTCCGATACCACCCGTAGTTGTCTGGTCTTCCATTACTTCTGGACCGACGCTTGAGAGGTGCCTGTTGGATTTGGTCCAATGAACAAAATTAGGGTCTGCGTACTTAGCAGAGCCTACGTAATCTAGGGTTCTATCACCAGCCTGTTGTGCCTTTAATTGTGCGGCAAGGTATGAATCTAGGTGCTTATTCTTTTTTGCGGCATCTGTTGCTAAATCTCCCGCTTTCGCCGCCGCAAATCCCGCCGCCTGCTCCTCACGCAATTTTCCTAACCTAAGTCCGTCAGCAATTGCATTATTCGCAAAGTCGTTGGCTTCATCTTCGGATGCTTTAATGCCTTTAGTATCCTGTGAGGCTTCGTATGCACCTTGAGAACTGTAAGATTTACCAGCAATTTTAACTTCACCAGTTAGCGGGTTATCTCCAACCCAGTTTCCGCCGAGCCCAAATTGTTTCTGGTATGCAACTTCACGATTGGTTTGACCAGAATACGGAGTCATCGCATCTGGGCTTGTGCTGGCAAGGTTCGTTCCGCCATTCTTGGTATTGTATTCATACAATCCGCTGGCCTGAAGTACATTTGGCCTAATCCTAGCAAGTGCGGCCTCCCTAGCCGCAAGACTACCAACAGGTGCGTTTGGATTAGCCTTATTGTACATTTGGTTTCCAAAATCAAGGTCTTGTGCGGACTGGTCTGCGGCGGTCATGCGTCCGCTTTTCCTGATGTCTTCGGCTTGCTGTTCTCCGATAGACGGTTGCCTTTGGCCACGAACGGCGTCTTCAATGCTGAACCGAGGCGGTTCAGGGAGGGCACCAGCATGGCCATCGGCAGAGGTAGCCTTCATGAGGCCAGCCTTTACTGAATCCTTACGTCCCTTAACAAGAGCGTCCGCTTCTGGGAGTTTAAATTTTCCTTCAACATCATTACGTGAAGGGTCGTTTTGAAGTCCGCCCATTGCTCGCATCATGGAAAAGAATTTCCCCTGTGCATCTTTTTTTCTTTCTGGGTCTGCGTAAAGGCCAGAAAGGTGAGTATCAAAATAGGAAGAAATAGCCTTGTTGCTGATACCTCCAAATTCAGCACTTCCTACTTTGGGCATCTTTCTAAGGTGGTCATATACCTCCCCAATGTTTCCATTTCCAGCAAGGATTGCCTTGTACTTGTCGTGCCAGTTCTTTTCTTGAGGTAAAAGTGCCATGATTATAGGGTGTCTTTAGTTGGGTATGTAAGTTCTTGCCTACGCTCATCGGTCATTGGTTTCTGTTGACCATTTCTGATACGCTGAGAGAGCGGGATGTTCAATTTTTCGTTAGTAGGGTAGTACTCCGAAAGAGGGATTTCTTCTCCAAGGGTAGTTTTAATCATGTCTTTAGTTTCTGGGCTGTATTTGCTCCAGTTTTCCATGATTGAGTGCCTATTTTTCCTAGCGTTTGCGTAATTTCCCAATTGGTCAGCAAGGTTTGAAGTATGATGGCTTCTTCCATATTGTTCAATTGGAGGAACGAGCAAACCCCCTCCGATTGCGGAAAGAGGTCCCGCACCACCACCCCCTAGAGCACTAGCACCAGCACTAAGAAGTGGATTCATTGCCTCGTCCATAAAAGATTTTCTAGCATCAAATCCACCACTTGCAAAAAATTCGTTAGCCTCATCTTCGCTTACCTGCCAAGGTTCTTTTCCAATTTTACCTTCTTTTTTAAGCCTTTTGATGTGTTCAAATGATTCGTCTTTGTCATTCCATCCGAATAATTTTGAATAGATTTGGTCGATTGCTTCTGGAAGAATGGCAGACAATGTTCCTTTCCCGAGGTTACCAAATTTAGGGGCGTTCAAACCTTTACTGGGAATCACGGGCCCATAGGTAGGTGATGGTTGTGCTGGAGGGGCTATCGGAGTATTTGGCAAAGTTCCAGTTGGAATGGGCAATCCAGCACCGCCAGTCGTTCCTGCTGGAATTGGGACTCCGCTTGGAGGCGGAAGGCCAGATGGAGTAAATAGTGAGGCTAAGTTCATTGTTTAGTCGTTGTACTTGTTTTTGCCGTCAGCGGCTTTCCCGTTCGGGTTGGGGAGTCTTTTTGCTCTAGCGGCGGTGAGGGCTGCAAGGGCAAGGGGGTCGTTGAGATTGTACAATCCAGAGTAGGCCATTCGGCCTTTACGCTTGGCTACACTTCCTTTGCCCATGGTGGCATGCATTTGCTGAAGCCATGGAAGGTTGGCGGCTTGGTCTTCTGGAGACATAAGCGAGAACACATGTTTGGCATGTTCTAATGCGGCCTCCTCTTCTCCAGACAAGACTTCGGACTCATCGGAATTCGTTTGGTCTCTTTTCTGTGCTTCACGTAGTCCAAGTAGCGAGTCCTTGTAGTCTTCAGTATCAAGCGAGTTCTGGTGTGCAATCATGGCGGCGTGTAGGGTTGCGGCATCATGTTGCTTGTAGAGTTCCCTGCTCGAAATACCGCTCATGCCTTCCTTCGCAAGTGCGGCAGAGGTAGCCATGATTGAATCAAGCGGGTCGTATTTCATGCCCATGGCGGTCTGAAGGGTATCACGACCTCCTTTGTAGTCTCCTAGTGAGATGTTTTGCATGTTAAGTTGCGGCGGCGGCGGCACCCTGAGCGTGAAGCGAAGCGAACATTACGACTTCGTCTACTGGGGTTGGGTTAGAGCCTACGTTAGGCTGTGTGTTAGCCAAGATGTTACCTGCCGCTTGAGATTGCCTGATTTGTTGAGACCTGATTCCGCCAGCGGAACTGGCTTCAATCGCAGCGGCGTGGGCATCGGAAATAAGTTGTGACTCAATAGGAACGACGAGTGGCATCGACTTAACTGAGTCAAATGAATGTGCTAGAACAGACTGAGCGGCTTGGGCGGCGGCGGAAGAGACTTCTAATTGCCTCTGCTGTACGGCAATGTTTGCAAACATAGAGACGCTGGTATGGCCACCACCCATTGCGGCGGACATGCCAGCAAGGAATTGAGTGTACACCACGTCGCTTGTCGGAGTGGCGGAGCCGTATACCTCGGTCTTAATCTTGGTAACGAGAGCATCATACTCAGCACGGGCGGCAATACCAACTCCGCTTAGTACGCTGTTGAACCTGTCTTTCAGAACGTTGCCAGCGGAAGTTTCAGCCTGAGCCCAATAGCCACCAGCCTTCATTACCTCCGCTAGGGTCTGTGCCGTGTATTCCATCTCTGCGGCAGGGTCACGTGTTTTAAACGTGAACCCAGCACCAGAGTAGTCCGTGTAAAGTTTTGCAGGTAAGGCCATTAGAGTACGCTAAAGATGGAGCGACCAGCAACACTGGCGTCCAGCATCACGGAATAGAATGACGGACGGCCAGAATTCACAACAACTTCTATCTTACCCCCCATCGACTTTTTAGCGGCCAAAGCACGCCGAACCGTTGTGCCTACGTTGCCAGTCACCCTGTCTAGGATGCTGTTTGAGTCTGGGTTTACGGTGATGAACCTGATTTCCGTATCAGTGTTCCCCTTGGTATCCATGTGAACGCATACAGCATCGTAACGCTTGTCTAGGTGGGTCTGGAACATGTAGTTCCTAGTCCTAAATTTAGCGACAACAGGGGTGCCATTGTCGGTAGCCTCGGACTGGGTGACGAATACCCTACCGTCGGCGGTCACACCGTAGACGTGTGGGATGCCATCTGTGTACCTTGCGGCTACCATGTGTTTGAAGCCCACTGGGTAGACGTCGATAGACTCGAAAAGGTTGGGAAGCAGGGGGTTGATGACCAAAACCCTGTCATTCTCGCTAGAGCCAACACCAGCAAAAGACAGGTGATAACGGCCATTTGCCGCCGCACCAGAGGCTTTTTGTAAAACAGCGGGGTCACGGTCTTCGAACATTTCATGAAGTTTCAGGGTTTCTGGCCCCTGCCCCTCAATCCACTTGAAATCAATGGGAAGGGCATAAACGCCATTGTAGCCCATGAAGAAAATCTTGCCACCCGTCTCATCTACGGAGTCTGGGGCCATACAGCCCTCATGTGCCGAAAGAAGTTGGACCTTGTGGAAATTGTCTGGGCCTACTTTTGCATCCTGAACCGTTATAGCCGACATGGCTGGCTCCACGACGTACATGGACCTCTTGCCTAGGGCTACAAGCCTCCTAGTAGTCTCAGAGTAGTGCAGGGCCTGAATCGGGTCATAGGTACTCTGAACAAGGGAGAGGGTGTCTGGGTTGAATGGCTGGACACCGCCATAGAGGCTGAACCAAATCTGGTCACCTTTGGCGTAAGCCATCCTACCTAGGACGTTTTCGGCACTGGTGAAGTCATAGGAGCCATCCCAAGACCCGACGGAAGCCGCTTCTACAGCGGCGGCGGTCTGGTAGCCGTTTCCACCCACCTTTTTGTAGGCCCGAGCGGCGGCTGGTAGGGTAGTTACCGCCCCAGTGGCGGCATCGACCCTCCTGACAGCACCATCAGAGCCCCAAAGGTAGATACAATCGCTAGGTCCATGCCCAGCACAGGCGAACTCACAGGCTACCCCAGTGGTAGCATGCAACTTGGCACCCTGCCTAGGGCGTAGGACGCCTTCGTCGATACGCATGTTCTCGATGTACTCAAGGATACCCTTATTGGGGTCGAGGGCGGCACTGTTAGGGAAGGTCTGGAACCCTTGGAAGTTAAGTTCTCCGTCTTGATGGAATTCTCTAGGCATTAGTTTATGGAGTTTAGTACAAAGTCGGTTATGTACCTGCACTCAGATGGTGCAAGTTCTTCCCAACTTATTGTGTTAATTAAAATCTTGTTGTTGTCCTTGCTGGTTGGTGAAAGTTGGGCCGTAAAGTCTATGGTTTCATCAGAGTCGTAATTGAATTCCAAGTGAGACATGGTAGACATGTTGTCTGACTTCATGGTACATGAACCTTTTTTGTACTTTAAACTGAATGAGTATGTCAGACCCTTGTAGTAACACGTGTTGCATGCGTCTCCAATAACTGCATACACTTTCATGATTAGTTTTTGTGAGTCGTTTTGGTAAATGTAGGTTGCTGGGTCGGGACGCCATGCCGCTTTCCAATAGTCAAAAGTGTTATGAAATCCATTAATCCCAACTCCAGTAGGTTCTTTGTATGCGTACGGTGATGTCTCTGAGCCACGGCATAGAATTGTCATTTCGTAAACACCGTTAGTTTCTACATACGTGTTTGCTAGGTCATTTGAATCTATGTCTTCTCCAGTTTCCTTAAAATAGTAGTTTACATCTACATATGGGGAAGGCCTTAGTATTCCTGCTTCCCATTCAGTGTAGCCAGAGGAAGAGAATTCAGCAAGGTATGTGCTCCTATCATCATACTTTCTTGAATCGTATTCGTAATTAGTCGTAACTACGCCAGCCTTTGTTAAATTTACAGTAACAGTAGCCCAGTAATCTTCGTCTGGTTTCCAGTGTCCCGATACCCCACCAGCGGCAGGAACCCAATTGAAATCGGTGCCACGGTACTGCTTAAACATTACCTGAGTAATTGCCTTATTTACAATCGTCCAAGGAGGGTCCTTAAGCCAATTCCGACTTAACTCTGGATTTCTTGCACAGATGTAAAACAAGTCAACAGTGCCTCCACTGGTATACGGAAGGTAAATGTTCCTAAGAACAGTTTCCACACTCATGTAAAATTTTACGTCTGATAGCGTACTTACTGGAACGCTGGCAGCCTTTCCTGCAAAATGTTTTACTGCTCTTGGCTCTCCCGCATACCACGTGAACACGTTTTTAGCGTTTGGGTACTTGCTTTCTGAGCCACCCCACTTGCACCTTTGACCTATGGAAATTGCGGATGGTTGATACAGGTCTGTTGAAAAGTAACCTTTCGTGTAATCACGATTACTTTCATCCATTTGAGACATGACCGTCTGGTTGGGTTCCCATCCGTTAAATGGTATCGCACCACGCCTTTTTGAATTCCTGACGGCAATACCAACCATCTTAATTTTTCTTACGCAATTGACGCAGTCATTTTTTAAAATCTCAACGACTGGAGGAGGGTCTACGACACCCCCGCCGCCGCCGCCGCCGATTCCAGTAGTTCCACCAGCCATTAGACTGAGTTCCAGTAGTATTCAACGTCCGTAGATGTTCCGCACTTAAACCTCTCAACCCAAAAAGACGAGGTTGCCATTTGTGAAAGGCTTGCTCCAGTCATGTTTCCGTCTTCGTCTCTCTCAACGGCTATGATTGCAATTGTCATGATGTTAACTGCACCTTGTGCTGGGGGGCTTCCGCTAGCAGATACCGTTGCGGTGGTAACAAAATTGCCAGACCATTCTGCTGTCACGATAATGTAAGTTTCAGATGTGGCCGTGCCAGTAAATACAGTTGTGTAAACATTATTAACCGAGCCCCTAGCCACGCTGTAGTCGCCAGTTAAAGTGTCCAATGTAACCTTAAAAGGGAAACTGCATTCCTCTATTGTAGGCATTTGCGTAATTACCACATCGCTTTTCCAAAGTTGAATCAGATTAGCCCTGCTCGCAGAGCCACCTCTAGCGTATTTGAAACAGGCAATTTTAATGTCAGATTTTACTACGTCAGAGTCATTGATAACCGATAGGCACCATTGGTCATAGGAGTCGGTGTCATCTCTTACTTTATGGAGAACAAAGTAAGTATCGTGAGACGAACTCCTCACAATCGACTCACTCCAAGTTGCATACCCGAGCGTCTCATCTACTGACGTCGATGGGGTCGTAATCCTACCCCTGCTCGTTTTTACGTAAATCAGCGATGAGCCAGTTTTTACTGGAACGGAGTGTACGCTTTTCTCCATGGAAGTGATGTTCCTATTGAGCGTAGCACTTGTCATTCTATGTGGTGAAATGCTAATCCTTTGCTGTTGATTCGCAGAAAACCTGCTCTGGGAGAACTCAGAGTCATTGTAGATTGCGTCCTCATCGTGAACCCTTCCAATATGGCACCTGAATTCATTGCCAACAACCCACTCGACTTGCCAAGGGAGGACATGAGGGGCTGGTCCTGTCTGAACGGTGCCCCTTAATGGCTTCCTATTGTGCATAAATTAAACTGGTCGGACAGGCATCCAGTAGTCCGTGCCGTTGACTGTAATCTTAACCTCAAAAGGATAAAATGGGTCGCCCGAGCCGTTGCTCTGAAAATCCCTAAAAGTCTGATACCAATTATTGTTCATGCGGACATAGGGTGTGTTGTCCGCAGGAGCCTCGCCAATACCTGAATTGTCGTAAGACGACAGGGGTTGCCATGAGGAATTTAAACGGATGTATGGAACGCCGTCGTTACTTACATCTGCAAAAGAACCGCCATCGTTTCCAGTTGAGCCTTGCGGGCCTTGCGGGCCTTCTGGGCCTTGCGGTCCCGTGTCGCCGCCAGTCTGGTCGTAGTTGGAGAAGGGTTGCCAATCGTTGTTGATACGAACATACGGCTGTCCGTCGTAGGGGGCTTCGTTAATGCCACCGCCGCCACCAGTCTGGTCGTAAGACGACAGGGGTTGCCAGTCGTTGTTGTAGCGGATGTAAGGGGTGCTGTCGTAAGGAGCATCGCCAATACCACCGCCACCGCCAGTCTGGTCGTAGGACGAGAGAGGTTGCCAAGACTGATTATAGCGGATGTAGGGGATGCCGTCGTTACTTACATCTGCAAAAGAACCGCCATCCATGCCGTTACTTCCGTTACTTCCGTCATTACCGTTACTTCCGTCATTCCCTGCTGGTCCTTGGTCACCCTGTGGACCTTGAGTTCCAGCCCCAGCCGTAGTCTGGACTGTACCATCAGGGAAGGTGATGCCCGTGTGTGAGACTTCCGTTCCAAGATTAGTCGCACTATCCCAAGCCCTTAAAGTCGTTCCAGCAAGCGAGTCGAGGTAGAGTGGGCGAGGGGTGACGCTTGATTGAGCGGTAGTCGTTAGCCATCCTGCTTGCCAGTTAAACTCATAACCGATTGAGCATACTAAACTGATGCCGTAGTTTCCACCTCTACTGGTATCAAAATTTCCCTTGTTGATATACTGACCAGAGGTTCCGTCAAAGACGATAGCCGAAGTAACAACACCACCAGTAAATGAACCACCGCCACCAGCCGTAGTCTGGATTGAACCGTCTGGGAAGGTGATGCCGTTTCCGTTCAAGATTGTGCGTTGAGAACCTTTGACTGCTTCAAAGGTTCCTCCCTGTGCGTCGTCGTAAACTCCGATAACTGCGAGTGTGCCAGAATGAGTATTAGAAATGTATGCAAGGTCGTTGCCTTCGCTTACGAACTGAGCGGAAGTGCCGTTGAAATTAAAATTACCCCCATTGATTGTAGTTGTCTCGCCAGACCCATCATCAATGGTAACGCTCCCAGTCAGCGTACCGCCAGTCAGAGGCAAGGCCGCTGTGGTCTGGACGGTTGTGTCTGGGAAGGTCAACCCACCGCCATTAGGTGCAAGATTGAACTTACCATCAAAGGGAGTGAATGTGTGGTAGTAATGAGTGCCAGCACCAGTGTCATTGTATGAGTCAATGACAAGGTTGGTGTTAAGTAGGTTGCCTACCTCGGGAAGTTTTAACTTACCCGACATCGTGCTACCAACCAACTTTACGGCAGTAGGGTCTGACTCGGAGGTTACTGCACCTCCGCCATTGTTAATTCCACCACCGCCTCCGTTATTGAGAGCCATTATTCTGAAAAGTGGTAGATGTACCCAGCCCCTTTAACCCAAACGGCTCCGTTGTAGCCTTGAAGGTCCATGGAACCACCATCAGTGGCCCCAGAGGCGGTGGCGGCTTTTAGGATAATCGGCAGTCCAGAACCATCATCCTGAAGACGAAGTTCAATGTTTGCGACGTCGGTATTAACGATTCCAAATACCCTTCGGTTACGTGCTGGGTTAAGAACCAATGCGGAACTTGCGTTGTCAAAAGCAACAACGTCAATGCGTGGGATATTGAATGGGAGTAATTTATGCATGTTAGTATCCTCGGAAATTTATCGGCCTCGTCGAGCCTTGTTGGCGGAGCGTTTGGTCGAGGGCGGCGTCAATCGCTTTTTGGCAGTCCGCTTCTGCCGATTGAGCGGCTTCAAGTTCGTTGGTAGAACGGCGAAAGTCAGCGTGGACTCCGTGGATGAGGGCGTTGGCGAACAGTTTTGGGATTTTGACTCTCCCCCAAGAACCAATCGTAGGAATTGAACCAGTGCCAGACGGAGTTTCTCCAGTGTATTCATAAAAATCTCCCTGAGTTGCGTATCCATTGACTGGCGTCAGGGCACCAGACTCGCTACCAGCATCATAATAGACCTGAGAACCCTTACGGTAGGTCACGGAGGTGCTCCAAGAGTCACCAAACAGCCTAGGGCAGTCCAAACGTGACTCGACGTAGACGTCTGAGTCGGTGTCGTTCTTCAGAAATACGTCATCGCCGACGATATCGAAGTCCTTTTGCACCGAATTCTGGGCAACAGGGTCCCTGTTCCAGATGGTGATTACCTGACCCACGCCAACTGGGAGGTTAACTAGCCTCCTGCCAGCCTTATTTAGGAATCCGTTGTTGGATGGGTTGTCGGATGGGGTGTTCGTCGTGGAGCACCTGCTGATAGCCATCAGGTCAGTCCATTCATTCATCTCCCAAATGGACCTCAGCCTCATGGAGGCGAAGTCCCTGACCATTGCGAACCTATCAGGAGTAGTCAACGCACGGTCAAGGCCGCACAGTTGGAGTGCGGTGTGCATTACTTCGCTGAAATAGACGGTACGCATTAAATTGACCTACCAAACTGGTCGAACAGGCCTTTAGTCCCATTGACCAGTAGAGTTGTGTTCTCCGCTTTGGAGTTCACTCGGCACTCTGGATTGTCCCTGAAGAAATCGTTGACGAAACCGTCATCTTTCCAACAGGCGTATCCGAGTCTCTGGCCCCAGTAGTGGTAGGAGTCTACTGGGATTCTTGCCGTAAGTTGTCCAAGGCCATCTACATGGCGATGTAACTGCTGGTTTAGAGCGGCCATGGCCTTCTTAGAGGCCTCCGCTTGTGCTTTACGGAGGTTCCACCCCGAGCGAAACTCCTCCAGCATAGGCTGGAGAAGGTCGTCGGGAATGGATTCCGATACTGGACTAAGTCCAGACACTCTCGATTAGGCGTTGTTCGCCTTGTAATCGAACATGCCGAACGTCAGGGGGCTATGGACGAGCAGAGCCGCCATGGCTTCCATCATTCGACGAGGACCGCCACCGTTTTCGGTAAGTTCACGGACCTGAGCGATGTTACCGCCGTAGCGGACTTCGAGCATGTCCCAAGGGATGATAAAGCCCTTGCACTTAGCGTTTTCGAGGTGGAGGTTAGCACGGTACTTCGCCAGAGCGGCGGCGGCGTCCCTATCAGCGGCTGACGACGAGGCGGCAGTGATGACGAGGTTGTCGGCAGTCAGGGCGTTACCAGCGGCGGCAAGAACAGCGGCCTTCTTGGCGTCGATGTTCGAGGACGAAACCGTGATAGTACCAGAGGTGTTGCCGTCAGAGGTCAGAGCCTTGACTCGGTTGGACTCGGTAGCGGTGTGGCCGTCGTACAACTTGAACGAGGAGACGCTGGAAGCGACAGTCTCGATGATGGTGTAAGGGTTCACGCCAGCGTGGAGGAACTGAGAAGGAACCAGAGCCAACTTACCGAAGTCGCCCTCGAAGTAGTCGACCGACGCCGAGATGGTGTCGGAAGCGGCGTCTCGGGTAGAGCGGATGCCAGTAGAGGAAGAAGGTCCAGAAGGGGCACGGGTCGTGTAGACCAGTTCCGTGAACTGACGCTTCAACTTGGTACCGACGACGGCTTCGTGGTTCTTGAACTGACCAGTCTGTTCGTAGACCGAGGTCATCACGTCCTGAACGGTGTTTTCGTTCAGTTCGGTGACAGCGACTCCAGTACCGACGATAGACGACTCAGGGGTGACGAAGTTAGGGTCGATAGGCCAGATAGTCTGGTTCTGCGTACCATACTTGTCCTGATTGGTGGTGGCGATAGCCTTGTCCTTCTTAATCCAAGACGTCAGACAGCGGGTACGATAAGGCGTGGTGCCGTCATCGAGGGCTGGCATGATGTCAGAACTGAAGGTGACTTCCATCGAACGCTTAAGGTCGATAGTGGCCTTGGCCAACTGGCGGGACAGTTCGTCCTTGATGCCAGCGATGTTCAGGATGTCCTGAGTGAGGTTGGACACGTGAACGGACCTGCGGAAGAGATGGATGTTATTTTCCACTTCAGTGCGGTAGCCGAGCGTGTACTGCTTGAAGTCAGGATTCGTCGAAGGAGAGAACGGGTCAACGTCCTTACCGTCGAGAATACCGAGTTCAACGGAAGGCTCAGGATGACGGTCAACCTGCCAGCGAAACGTGGTATTTCCAGGTTTTGCTCCACGTTTTGCCATCGAGGTGATGGGCGTTTCCTTAGCGTCGACGTTGGTGATGAGGTCCGAGAGTTCTTCTCGGATACCGACACGGGCACCCGTTAGGGGGCGAGTGTTTTGGAACTGGCGTTCAAATAGTGATGCCATGATGATGATTTATTTTGGGTTCAAACGAATTTGTTTTTAAACACGTCGGCTAGGTCATCGAGCGAAGAACTCTTGCTGTAGCGATTAGCGGCATCATTGCCCTTCATCACATCAGGCCTTTGGGCCATAGGAGACGGAGAGTTGGTGATGTTTGGCTGTACGGGGACTCTGGTTGCGGCGATTCCAGTCTTGGCAGATTTCTTCTGCTGTTGATAGGACAACATACCGTTAGCCATATGAGCGGCGTAGATTTCGTGGTCGGGGAAGTTCCTGATTTGCGGGACGGCCTCAATGAAGTTCTTGGCGGAAATAGCCCTAGTGTCCGTCGGGTCATCAAGCCAAGGGAACTCCTTGCGAGCGGCTGCTTTGTAGGCCTTGCTCTTCTGGACGTAATCTAACTGCTTAGGCAGGAGGTCTTCGATGGCCCTGAGTGCATTGACTTTCGCCTTTGCAATTTGGTCCTTCTCAATAGGCTCCTTGCCGTCTTCGTAATAACCGTCGGGATAGCGTTCACAAAACAATCGGATTTCCCTTTGACGCTCGTACTCGGCCTCTAATTTTGATTCCGTATCCAGTGTTCCAAACGGGTTGTTGGTGTTGGACACTGGCGGATTGGCCTGTTTACGCTTGAGCGTTTCGAGTTCTTCCTCGAGTTTTGCGGCTTTCTCTTCGGCTAACTTTCGCTGGGCTGTAAGTTTCGAGATTCTCTTATCGACGCCCTTAGGCTGTGCGACTTGAGACTGCGATTCTTCACCTGCGTGTTCGGATTCGGAGGCAGGTTCGTCTGACTCATTGCCTCCATCCGTTTCCTCGGGTTCAACGGCCTGAGGTTCCGCTTCCTGTCGTCCGTCAAACAGGGCTCGCCCAAAAAATTGGGAGAGTTTTTCATCATCAGCGAGGTCGGAACGCTCGCTTGGTTGGGCCATGAGTTGATTAGCCTCGGGCTCAAGGCCGAGGTCGGTGTTATCCGTGGGATTGGAGTCGGGTTCCATAGTCAGCGTTACTTGGTACGCAGAAGTAGTCGTAAGATTGTACGGTTAGGGGCTTTTGCAATAGGCGTCGGGAGCATCACGTGCTTTGGCTTGGGTTGGATTGCTTTCCGTCAATCCTAGCCTTGAGCATGAAGTCCCTGTTAGCCTGAAGTGCCGCTAGGA